ACCAAATTTACCAATTTCATTCATTGGTGTAACCTTTGTTAAACCAGATGACATGAAATATGTTGAGTGTGTTTTCATTCCAAACAATCAAGATAATTATTGGGGTGATGAAACAATGTTCCAGGGTATTTTTCGACTTGTCCTGAATTGGCCTAAAAACAATCAAGGCGCGTATGATCCTTTTGATGTTATCGGTTCAATTGCGTCACACTTCAAAAAAACAACACCTTTACACGGTGCGACAATATCACTACAAATTTATCAGAAACCCGTTGTTGGTGGTATGTTGCCTGAAGAAAGCGCAAACCTTTTTCCGGTAACAATGTCTTATCGAAGCTATCAACCTGAATAGGAATAAACCAATGCTGAAGTCACTTCTTACACTCGCTGCAATGCCACAAGCTTTTGCGAACACTAATGCAGGCTCAACACTTTGGATTGCAGTCGAAACTGCGGACGGTTCGGAAACACCCGCTGAATTGAACGATTTCCAAACACTTACGGAATATGAGGCGCTTTTCTGGACAGAGATAGGCGGCGTTGGTAACGTGGGTGAGACAGGTTCCGCCACAAACATTTTGACCTATGACACATGGGGCGATGATGTTACGCAAAAGTCAAAAGGTATGACAGATGCGGGTTCACCGACGATTGAAGTTGCTGCAAACTCGCTTGATGCTGGTCAAATTGCTTTGCTTGCTGCTGTTGATTTGACAGGTAAATGTGCTTTCAAAATTGTCAAAAATGATGCACCCGTTTCTGGTACACCGACAATTGTTTACAACCGTGGCCTGGTCACTGGACCGACAACACCAAACGGGCGGAATGAAGATTTTGACTTGGAAATTTACACCCTTGGTTTGGTGCAAAAACAAATCAAAGTTCCACGCTCCGCATAATTTGCAAACACTACACCGCGCGGGATAATTCGCGTGGTGCATCACCATCACAAAGGTAAATAAAATGACCAAAGAACCAAAAAGCGCACCCGTCGAAATTGATGACATTGCAACGGTTGAAAAAACCTATGAAGTTCCGCACCCTTCAACAGATGAAAATGTTGGAATTCGTGTAACGCTTATGTCGGTAAATGACAAGCGCATGAAGGGTTTGAAGCGTCAAATTCAAAACGCAAATTTGCAGCGTCAAGCAAAACGCAAAACAATCAAAGCTGTTGAGGTTGAAGAAAACGAAATTGCAATGGCGTCCGGTGCTATTGTGAGTTGGGATTGGTATGACGCGGTTTATAAAGGTGAGAAACCAGACTGCACACCGAAAACAAAAGCTGAAATTCTAAACGCTAAATCTTGGATCAAAGATTTTGTTGTTGAAAAATTGGAACTTGAAAGCGATTTTTTTACCAAATAGAACAGGTTCTAGCGGACGCGGTTTGTATTCGCGTCCGCTACGATCAACTTGATGAAAACGGAAAAACCAGACGATTTAGAAATGAAGAATTTGGACAAGATGACAAATCACCTGCATATGATTTGAGCATTGCAGAACTTCACTATTTTGATTTGTATTTTGAAATTTCTGATCGTTTCCGGCGTATTCAAGAGGGTGTCTGTTCTCCCCTAGAACCTGGTCAATTCTTAGATTGGCAAACGCTTACTGACAGCGTTGTATTTCCGTGGGAATACGATATTCTGCACAAAATGGATGAAGCCTATTGTTCTGAAATGAACAAAGAACTTGAAGATTTCAGAGTTAGGCAATCAGAACCTAAAAAATAAGGTGCGGAAAAAATGGCAACAGAAATTGCAGAAGTTGGTTTTTCTGTACCTACACAAAGCCTTAAAGAAGGTGACAAAGCTTTAGGTGCGTTGGTTCCTACGGCTGGTAGAGTTGAAAAATCCCAAGATGGTTTAGAGCGTCAAACCAAAAAAACAAACTCAACATTTGGTAAACTTACAGGCGGTAGTGTATCGCTCGGCGGTGCATTTAGTAAATTAGTCGGCGGTTTGAAAACCCTTGTCGGTGGTTTTGCTGGTCTAGTAACAGGTGCAATTGCGGGTTTTGCGTTTGCCAACATGATAAGCGGCGCAATTGAACTTTCAACCGCTATAGGTGAACTCTCCACACTGTTGCCAGTGGGTTCCGCAAGACTTGGTGAAATGCAAGATGCGGCGCGCGCAATGGCCGATGAATTCGGAACAAATGCGGCATTTCAGTTAAAAGCATTTTACGGCGCTGTGTCGGCTGGTGCAACAACAACAGCAAAAGCGATTGATATTGTTTCTACTGCAAATAAACTTGCAATTGGTGGCATCACTGATGTCGCAACGGGTGTTGATATTTTAACAACATCGACAAATGCTTACGCGGCGAGTGGTTTAACAGCCGCGCAAGCGAGTGATTTACTTTTTGTAGGCATGAAAGCGGGTAAAACTACAATCGGAGAATTGGCTTCAGGTTTAGGTAATGTTGTTCCAATTGCGGCGGCTTTAGGTGTTGGTTTTGATGAATTGGTTGCTGGTACAGCGGCGCTTACTCTACAAGGTTTGTCAACCGCAACAGCAATAACCAGTTTGCGCGCAATTCTTTCCGGTATTGCGAAACCTACAAGTGAGGCAAGCAAACTTGCAACTGAACTTGGTTTAGATTTTTCAACAACGGCTTTACGGTCCAAAGGTTTAGCGGGTTTCTTGCAAGACGTAATTGAAAAAACTGGTGGTTCTGCTGACAAATTATCAGTCATGTTTGGTTCTGTTGAAGCTTTGAACGCGGCTCTTGCTTTTGCTGGTGAGGGTGGGAACGCATTTAATAAAATTTTAGATGACACCACTAGGGCCGCTGGTGAAACCGCAACAGCAATGTCTCTTGTTGATGCTCAACTTGGTGACAGGTGGCTTGATCTTTTGCAGGTAATTACAAACCTTTCAATTGATTTAGGTTATGCACTTTTGTCGGTAATTGTTCCTGCTGCTGAAGCGGTTGTTAAAGTTTTCAAATTAGCTTCAGATAATACCGACGTATTGATAATCGCGTTTGGTGTTTTAGCCGCTACGCAATTACCAGCTATTGCCGCTGGATTTATTCGATTAGCTTTTGCACTTACAAGCTACAATGCGTTGGCGATTTATAGCGCAACATTGTCTTACGCTCTGTCTGCTGCAATGTACGCAATTCCCTTTATCGCGGTTGTTGCTGGTCTTACGCTTGCTTACAGATGGTTCACAAACACAGGTGAGGCGAGTATTTTCGCAAAGGAAAGTATTGAAAGCATAACAACCGCAACCGTCCCTCTTTCGGTTGGTTTAGAAAATGTTGCAAATGGTCTGGCACAGACTGAAGAACAGTTGCGCAGTTTTTCACAAACCGAAACACTTTTAGCGCAAGCAAGATATGCGGATGAATTAGCACAATCTTTGACTAATGCTAAAGAGGGTGTTTTCCAAATGGCGTTAGAAGCGAAAAACGCAGGACAACAAATTGACGGTAGGTTGGTTTCTGCTATTTCGCAAATGGTGCAAGGTTTAGACGGTAGCGTTGCAAAATCTGTTGAACTAAACAGATCACTAGATAATGTTGTAAAATTTAATCCAGATTTGGCACCTTTTATTGTTGAATTGCAAAAATCAGTATCAACAACAACAACGCTAGGAACAAAATTAGAAAGGACAAATGCGCTTGCGGCTCTTTTAGAAGATAGAGCAACAGACGCGCAAAAAGCTATGCTTGGAATTGCAAACACTAATATTGCCGGAACAATTGGGGCGGGTGCTGACGCGGCGTCACGGTTGGCTGGTCAACTTGGTATATCTTTGGAACTTGCGGCGCGCCTTTCAGCCCTAGGACCACAAGGTTTGTCTGACACAAGCACACGTGACGAAAACGGTTTGCAGTATGGCGGTCGCGGTGGTGATCCTCGCACTATGGGCGGTAGTGCTTTGGACATTAACACCGCTGAAGCAACAGCTTTCTTAGCAAATTGGAAAAGTAGTAGTTTGGGAGGTGGTTCTGGCGGCGGAGCGGTTAAAGAAACTGTTACCGAATTGCAAAAATTAGCTGAAGGTTTAACCAAACTTTCAGAACCTTTTGACCAAGCAAAAACCGCCTATAGCGCACTTGATACCGCTCTAAACAACGGTGTTATAAACAATGACACATTTGTTTCAAGTTTGGAAAGAATTCAAAAAGCGTTTCTTGCAACAGGTGGAACGGCTGAACAATGGGGTAAAATTGTAAACGGTCAAACCGATAGCGTTGCAAGCAAAATGAAAACCGTTGGCGAAAATGCGTTGTCCTCATTGGGCGATAAATTTATAGATGTTGCAACGGGTGGTTCTGCAAGCTTTGGTGATTTAGCATCTTCAATTGTCAAAGACTTGTTGAAAATTGCGTATGAAGCTTTGGTTGTCAAACCGATTTTAGAAAGCTTGGAAAACATTGGTGGCGGCGGTTCTGGTGGCGGTGGTTTCTTCGGTGGTATCCTGAAGGGTATAGGCGCGCTGTTCAGTGCAAAGGGTAACGCCTTTGATGCGAGCGGATTAACACCTTTCGCTAAGGGTGGAAGTTTCACAAATTCCATAGTGGACAGGGCAACGCCGTTTACCTTCGCACAGGGCGGCGCATTGGGTGTCATGGGTGAGGCTGGCCCAGAGGCCATCATGCCCCTTACGCGCGGCTCTAACGGCTCTCTGGGCGTCCAGATGTACGGTGGCAACCAAGCGCAACCAAAACAGACTAATGTGAACAACAGTGTTGAGATAACCAATGTTTACAGAATGGATGGGGCGGTGTCTGAAGAACGCATTGTTGCATCGGTTCGGGCGGCGGGTGAAGCGACAAAAGAAGAAGTCAAGCAATCTATGGTTGGTTGGATTAATGAATATCAAACCAACGGTGGGTTGTAATGACTATTGCACATAAAGTTTTTTATTTTCCCCAATTGACTATTGAAAGCCAATTGTTTCATGTTCCAGGTGCTTATGCAGATGGTGGTTTAACATCGGGCGGCGCGCGCATGTTCTCGCCTGAACCTGGTGGAAGGGGTGTTTTAGAAGTCACACCATCTTTGCAGGTTCGGGAATGGGAAACCCCGTTTGCAAGCTGGATAATGTCAAAAACAAATGGTGAAATTTTCAAAGTTCAAATGACGCAAACACCACAAATCGCAAATGTGTCTGGTTTTAAATATCCGTTCAATCGCAGCGGTGTTCCTTGGAACAACAATCAACCTTGGAACAACGGTAAAAATTGGAATAATGATGGTGGTTATGTTATTGCGTCAAATGTTGTTTTAGAGGGTTCAACTATGCTGACACTCAACATCGGAACATTAGGTGAGATTTTGCGAGTTGGTCACGTTATTGGAATTGGTGACAGCACGCATATAATTGATGACATTGAATATGATGGTTCAACTGCTGAATTGAAAATAAAACCGCCATTGCGCAAAAATGTTGCCATTGATGAATTTATTTTTCTGCGTCCATATTTCACAGGTATGATTTCAAATGGTTCTGAAATACGAAATTCTTATGACGCATCAAATGTTGGTCAGATAAGGTTAAACAGAATTATATTTGATGAAGTGATTTTATAATGTCAGAATTTTATGATTTGTTAAATGAATATATCGGTGAACAAGATGACGTTACCGATATTCGCGCTGTTATTCGCATGTTGTGGTTTTATGATTTTCAGGGTTATCCGCTGCGGTTGTGGCAAGGCAAAGGTAAGCTACACACAGCGGACGGTAACACTTGGTTGGGTACTGTTGACGCGCGCGGTGTTGACCATCACACAACACCAGTTGTTAAAGACGGTCGGGATGGTTCTAGCGTAAAAGCAACTTTTGGATTGAAGCTAATAGACACACCAGGAATTCCAGCAAGTCAACATTATGAAGCGATCAAACAAGACAAATGGCGAGTTTACAAAAGAAAAATAACAGGGTATCGCGCAATTTTCAAAATTGATGAAGGTTTGCGACCATCAACACCAATAGTATTTTTTAAAGAATATGAAATGATGCACCCTAATTTTTCTGAAAAAATGGAAGTTGTAAACGGTGCTTTTGTTAAAAAATATACAACGTCTATAATTGCAAAAGATGGAAATTTTGGACGTTCTGAAATACCAAACGGAACTTATGCAAACGCCATTCAAGTTGAGCGGGCAAAGCAATTGGGTGTTACTGTTGATAGAGGTTGCGAATATGTCGCGGCTCTTGCGAACAGAACATATATAATTCCGTGACACATTTGTTGGAAAGGACGTTAAAGAAGTGGCGTCAAACTCAATTTGGTTACGACAATCAAAACGATTGTTTACTGTCCTTAGCTGATTACTTGATTGAGTGTGGTTATCCTGATTTTGGTAAAAAATTCAGAGGAACTTTTGACAGCGAAACATCGGCTTTAGAACATGTATCATTGTACGGTAGTGTTGAAAACATTATCAATGAAACTGGTTTGCGTGTTTTTGAAAGTGCTGAAGATGGTGATTTGATTTTGGTTCAATTTGGTAAAATTGAAGTTGCTGGAATATACTCACAAGGTTCTGTTCATTTTCGCTCTAGTCGCGGCGTTGTTTCCTTGCTACTTAAAGTTTGCAAAATGAAAAGAATTTGGAGGGTTGAAATTGCTTAGATTTTTGACAGTTTTAGCGGCTCTTTTGGTATTTCCAAGTCATGCTTTTGCTGAACCAATTTCAATTTTTCTAGCTGTTACATCGGCGGGCGCGACTTTTGGCGCAGGTGTTGTTGCGGCCATTGGTTCGATAACATTTGCAGGTGTTGCAGCTTTTTTAATGTCTCCTTTCGGTTCTTTGATTTTGGGAATTGGCCTACAACTTGTAACAGCTTTGTTTATTAAGAAACCTCAAGTACCTTCAATTGAGGCGGCTTCAGTCAACGTCCGAATTTCAGAACCAGAAAGATGGTTAAATTGTGGTTTGAATAGAGTTGGTGGCGGCGTAATTTTTGCTGAATTTGACAGTTTAGGAAATTTTTGGTATTTACTTGCACACAGTGACAGCATTTTGAGCGGCACACAAAAAAGATATTTTGACAATCTTGAAATATCTTTAGATGCGAACAACTTTGTTGAAACAAATGAATTTTGTTTAACAGATGGTGGTGAAATTTATTCTGGAAGCGGTACAAAAGTTAAATATTTTCAAGTTCTCACAACAACTCCCACTTTAACAAATCCAATTGCACCAGCAATACAAGCAATGCAATTAGCCTTTCCAGGCGTTTGGACGGCAGATCATAAGTTAGCTGGTGTTGCCTACACAGCTATAAAGATAAAACCAATTGCACCAGAAAACAGGTATAAGGTTTTAAAGTGGCGTGGTTCGGTTGGTATCGGTGAACCATCTTTTTCAATCTTAGGTCGGTGGAATAAAATTTTTGATCCGCGTGACATTACACAAACATTCAACAACAAATCGTCACACAAATATTCAAGAAACCCCGTTATTCAATGGGCTTGGTTTAGAACGCACCCTTACGGGCGAGGTAAACCAGCCGATAGCATTAACTGGTTGAAAGTAGCAGAACAGGCAAACATTTGCGATATTTTGAAAATTGATATTAGCGGTGGTTCTGCTCCGCAATATCAATGTGATATTTCTATTCCAGAAAGCGCAGAAAGAAATATCGGCGAACAACAAATTTTAATGTCTTGTGATGCTCAATTAGTTTTTGATGATGACGGTAAATGTTGGCCTAGAGTTGGTTATTTTTATGCAACAGATTTGCATCTATATCGCAACAGAGATATTATTGCGATGGAAAGTGTTGAGGCACAAAACGGTGAAAGTTTAACGCACGGTGTCATAGTCCGTTATATTGACCCTGATGCGAATTACTCAACACAACCAAGCGCACCATATATAAATCCTTTTTACTATGTTGAGGGTGAAACGCCTAAATACCTGGTTGTTGATATTCTCACAATTCAAAATCACAGACAAGCAATGCAGCTTGCAAAATCAATTTCACAGAGGTCACAACCTGAACATAAACTAATGCCGACAACAGGTTTGCGCGGATTGCGTGCAAGTCAAGAACGTATAATTGACCTGCAATATGATAACACCTTTTCGGGTGATTATGAAATTGTTACCCCTACTGAAATAGAAAGTAACGGCGCATTTGTCGGTTTCGGTTGCGTCCCTATTGATGCAAATCGTTGGAATTTTTTAGCAGGTGAAGAAAAACCAAAACCAATAAATGCAGATAGCGAAAACACACTGACACCAGTGTTGCCATCCGGCATTGTAACAAGTTTTACAAACAACAAAATACAAATATCATTCAATGCATCGCAAAGGGAAGATTGGTATTTTGAATTTCAAAATCAATTAAAACCAGAAGGTATATTAACGCCTGACAATTCCAATTGGTTAAACATGATTGTTTCAAAACCAAACAATTTTGCTTATTCTGGGACGGTTGTTTTCAATTCTGATTATTTTGTAAGGTGGCGCGGTATATCTACGGGCGGGACAGTTTCGGGGTGGAGTTCAGTTCAAACGGTCAACACTTCAGTTTTGATAATTTCAGCAAACGTTGTGTCTCCGGCGATTGTAAACGAAGTGTATGCAGGTTTCACAATTGGGGTGACAGGCGGCACAACACCCTATATATATTCTGACAGATACGGAAATTTACCGGATGGATTGAGTATAAACTCTGCAAATGGTCAAATATCAGGAACACCTTTATCTGTTGGTGTTTTTAGTGGAATTGTTATAACTGTGACAGATGAAATAGGCAATTTTAAAAACTTTGCTGAATTCACAATTGAAATAGAGGCTAGTTAAATGTCAGCTTATGATACAGTCAGAGATGCGATTTTAGGCGTCCCATTTGATCCAAGAAAAACACCATCGCGGCATGGCACAGTAAAAGCATTTGCTGAAATGCAGGTTCAACTTGAGGGTGCGCAAGCTGGTGCTTTGGTTAAAGCCACTCTAGCGAGTTTGCAAAGCTTAACATCTGTTTCACAGCGTTCAGTTATGGCTTGGGTTGTAAGTGATCCAGTAAATGCCTTGAACGGCATATACGAAAATACAGGTACAGCAATTGCACCAAGTTGGACGCGGCGAATTGACATTCCGCAGTTTGCTATTGCTGGTGTAAATCAAGGTTTAGGCACGGCAAACGCTATTCAAATTAACACAGATTTACCCGTGCCTATTCAAAATGGACGTGCATTAATTACTTTTGAAGTTAATGCAACAAACACCGGAAACGTAACAGTTTCTATAAACGGTGAAACTCCCAAAAGCGTTTTGACTGTATCGGGTGTGCAAATACCAGCAAACGCTTTTAAAGAAAACATGTTTGTTTCTGGTTTTATTTCTGATGGAACTTTTCGTTTAATCAGCGACATTGCAACTGTTGCGTATCAAGATAATGCCGCCGCGAGTGCCGCCGCAAGTGCAGCAAGTGCCGCAAGTGCAGCGGTTATAGCTGCTGCGTTTTCAGAAACGGGTGTAGGTAGCACCGCAAAAGATGTAAGTGATTTAAACACTCTTGATAACACAAGATTTTTCAGAAGTGTTGTTAATTGTTTAAATTCACCAACATCATCGGCGGGTTATGGTTTTCACATTCAAAGAAATTCGACAAATGCCTCTCAATTCTTAATTGTAGGTGATAAAACATATCATCGCATTTTAAACGGTTCTTGGGCAAGTTGGGTTGAAAGTGCGACTATAAACAATGTTGTAAGTCCTACAGTACTTAGACGCCGTTATATTGATGTTGCTGATTACGTTGATCCAAATGACACATTAAATTGTCACGCCGGAATACAATCCGCGTTTAACGCTGGTGAAGGTCGTGAAATTGTTTTTAGCAATCCGATAGGTTCATCGCGCACATATCGTTTGAACAATCGCGCAGATGGTCGTTTGTATCTTCCACAATCTGCAATTTTGCATGGTGGTGATGGTGCAAAGATTGAAGCTGTTGATTGGGGTCGAGACGGTAAGTTGAACGCGCACCCTGTTTTTTATGGCGCTGGTACATATCACGATCCAATTACGCGCGCGTCAACAATACCCAACCAAGTGTTACCGTCCGCTGGCGATAAAACTATAGCAATGGGTTCAACAAACTTAAACAGAATATTAGCTTATCTTGCAGAAAATAAAACAAATCGTTGGCCCTGTTATCTAAGGTCTGCTGATCAATATTTTACAAAAGAAGAAGGCACGTTAGGTTTAAAAGCTGAACTTGTTTGGGTTGTGGGTTCTGCCAACGGTTCGCCAACTGTTGCACAATTGGAAAGTCCAATTCGAGATAATTACGTTAGTTTTGGTGGTTTTGAGCTTCAAGTGGCGGTCAATTTGCTTGATTTGACATTTAACAATCTAAATATGGTGGGTGCTGGTAGGTTTGATCTTACCTACGTTAACACAATTTCAGAAAGAAACGCACTACCAGTTGTTGCAAATGAACGTGTTTGGGTCCGTGATGCGTCTGGCGATCCAGCTATTTCAAGCGGCTATGCAACTTATGACAGAACAGGAACAACAGCAACTTGGGTAAGAAGCTTGACCGATGGATATACCGGAGATGTTGGTATTCTGTTGGTTAACGGTGGTAAAATTAAGTTTGACGGGGGTGTTTATAATAAATTTGACAAACACGGTGTTCACATGATAAACACGGTTGATTTTTCAATTCGTGATACCGAATTTATTATTGAGCAAGACCCTGATTTTGGTAAACTGCAATATCCTCTTGCAATCGCAAATGGTTGCGAAAAAGGAATTGCTGATAACTATTCAGTTCGCGGTGGTAGAGAAGGTGTTAGCCTTACGTCAAGCGGAACGGAAAGGGGTCCAACACGAAACGTAACATTGAGAAACGGCTCACACCGCGCACATTATCGCTCAGGTGTTGCGTTTCACGACAACCATGAAAATGTTGTTGTTGAAAGTGGGTTATTTGAAGATTGTGAACAATTTATTGATGTTCGGGTTGCTGGTCGTGGTTCAGCTTTGATTAACAACAGGGGTTTTCGCTCTGGTGTTTATACAAAATCTCTTGATTGTGCTGTTCAACTTGGTTCTGGTGCAGGTAAAATGATTTGCCGCAACAACTATTGGGAAGATGTTTTACGCGGATATTGGATGCCTGCAACAATTCAACATGAAATTGCACCAGGTGACTTTTCTATTCACGGTGATGTTATCAGGGGAAACCGCTGTATTCGTGGTGTTGAACTTTTGTATAGGGGTTCTGCTCAATCTGGTTATGCTGTTGATACTGCAACTTTGGGAAAACTTGAAATTATTGATGTTGATTTTCAAATGTCAACAGCAACAGTAAATCCGAATGGCGGTGGCCCAATCAATCAATGTGGTGTTTTGACAAACGGTAAGTGGAATGAACCAACAATAACAGGTAAATTCACAGGCGGCAACGGAACAAACAATGTTGTGAATATGTCTGGTGACGCTTTAACGGGAACCAATCTAGGGCCGATAAACCCCGATGTTGATGTAAAATATAGTTCAGGGCTTTTACCCTCCAGAATTGTTGATACAACAGGACAAATTTCATTAAAACAAAAAGGCATTGGTTTCCGTGCACCATCTGAAACTTGGCAAGCGCAAATCTATTTTAATCCATCTTCACTTGGTCCAGGTGTATCATCTAAAGCTGTTGTTACTGGCGTTACTGGTGTTAGTACAGGTGATAACATTCAAATCGCACCAGATGCTTATGATGATTACATGACTTATCATGCTTACGCTAACGCAAACGATAGTGTTGAGGTAACTATCACCAATAATTCCGCAGCTACGCAAAATCCTGGTGGCGGTCAATTTTATCTAACGATCACAAAGAGGCGTTGAACATGAATTT